GAAATGGATCCAGAGACACACATCCAATCGACAAAGAAGCCCTGGTAAATCATGCCTGATTCCATCTGGTTACTTATAGCAGTAGTCCTCTACTTCACAGGACTCACACTCATTACACGAAGGGCAAAGCATGTCCAGGCATCACAAGAAGAGCAGGCACACAACACATGTGGTGAGCGTGCGTGCAATCATCAAAGCCCAGCTACCTCGACCATGTGTGGACTGTGGCAGGCCTGTGATGAGCACGGATCAATGGGATTCTTTGTCGATTGGATGTGTGTCTCTGGATCTATGTCAAGCTCAACAAGTGCAGCTTCATAGCCCAGTTGCCATTGGTTGCGTAATGCATCTGTCAGTTCATAGATGCGCTTCTCTAGTGCGTTAGGCATTGAGTGCCCTGTCAATCAGCTCGAGGAGCTTGTGGCTTACTTCTGGGTTTGCCTTGAATGGGTTGGCATTAGTTGGTGCGCCTTCATCGCCTGCCTTGTGGCCATGTGACCATGCAAGATGAGCAGTTAGCTCGTTGAGGTCCATGATTGTTTTCAAGTCAGCTCTGCTGAGTTTGTTCAGTGCCATGATCTACTTCTTCCTTGCTTGTTGTTGGATGAGTTGTGCTGCAGTGCGCCATGCGTTGAGGCGAGTACGTGTGACTGTGTGAATGACAACTTGTGCAAACTTTGGGTAGTAGTTGTTCTCATTCATGTGATCTGCCAACGTGTGCAGTGTCTGAGATGCCCAGATAACTTCCTGCACCATTTGCGATGGGCGAGTGGTCAGACCAAAGAGTGTTCCTAGTTGCTCTAACTCCTCAGCCAGCGAGCGTGAGCGAGCTACTAAGTCAGTACCTGCTAAAGGTGAGCTCATGAGACCAACTCCAATCTGTGAGCTGGATGAATGCACTTGAGACACCATCCAGTTACGTCGTCGTATTCGTGAATTGTTGGGGTGCTATTAACTTGAGTTTCTTTTTTAAATTGAGTGGTTGGGTTAAAGGATGGTTTGGGCGGTGCTGACACCGCGGGGGGGGCGGTGCTGACACCACCGGGCGGTGCTGACACCGCGGGGTAGTTATCTCCCTCTTCCTCGAATGAAATGAGTGCCTTTCTGGTGTCTCTGTGATTGCGTGAGTGGTCGCAATGTGCAGGACATGTGAGCAAGAACTCATAGAAATTTGGTCGAAGTGCATCAACCATGTCTGTGGTTCCACCTGCCTGGATGTGGCGCTTGATTTCACCAAGCTCCTCAAGCGTTTGCAGCGCTCTTTGGATTCCTCTGCGATCTATGCCACCTGCATATCGCTTTAGGGTTCCTACGCTTGGCCAAGCTCCACCATCACCATCGTGGTTTGCGATTCCCAGGAGAATTAGCTTTGCGGTGCCTTTTGCCCTGCTGTGATGTAGTGCAATTGCAATGCTCTCTACGCTCATGCGTTTCCTCGCAGGTCATAGATCTCTTCTGCGTAATAACGTCGATGTCCTGATGGAAGAGTCACGCAACTTATGCGTCCTAATGCGACCCAACCTGCAAGTGTCTTTCCTTGTACACCAAGGATTTCTGCAGCTTCTCGAGGTTTGAGAAGGGCTGAAAATTCCGAATTAGTCTGAACGGGCATATTCCGAGAATAGTCTGAATAAGACTAATCTGGCAACTTTCCGAGAATTCCTGTTTGGGCGTGTCTTAATTCCGTTTTTGGCGTATTCTCTAAATATGTCAATAACTCAGGCACAACGAGGCAACCTAGATTATGAGGTCAGCCGACGGGTAAACATGCTCATGTGGGAGCGCAAGACGACTCAGGTCAAACTTGCCAAGCAACTGGGCGTTGGTCAGAGTGGGCTTTCTAAGAAGGTTCGCGGTGACGTTGGATGGAGTGTTGCAGACCTGGTAGCAGTGTCTGCAGCGCTAGGAACTACTGTTGCTTACCTTGTTGGTGAGACAGATGAACCACATGATCCAAAGTCCCCCCGGCAGGAATCGAACCTGCGACCAAGAGATTACTTGGCAGTTGTTTCAGAAATGAAACGGAGAGTCTCTTAAAGCCATGTCCCACTTGAAAATAGTCTCGGAATTTTCAGGACTTTTAGGGGAAAGCATGGATAACGACGCACTACTGCTTACATGGTCGCAGTTTCAGAAGGCTGAGAGTTGCAAGCCAGACACCATCAAAGAGCGTGAAATCGCGCTCAGAGCGCTTCTGAGGCGTTCAGGAAAGAACTTCCTAGAGATGACTAGGCATGACCTCATTGCGGACTTAGCTCGCGATGTAGCGCCACGCACACGGGCTAATTATCGTTCGTTGTATCACACGTTCTTCACCTGGTTACAAGATGAGCAGTATCGCTTAGATAACCCTGCAGCGCGTCTGCCACGCACCAAAGTAGTGATGCAAGAGCCTAACCCTGTTGAGTCGATAGATATTGAGTATCTGCTGGCTTCAGGGATCTACGGCAAAACTCGGATGTATGTGCTCTTGTATGCATACCAAGGTTTTAGAGCTGTCGAGATTGCAGCAGTATCTGGTGAGTCCATCGACTGGAAGAACAAGCGCATCTACTCAAGCGAGGGTAAAGGTGGCAAAGAAGTGTGGCGACCACTGCACCCTCTGGTGTGGGAAGAGCTGCAGAAATACCCCCGTGAGGGCTATCTGTTCAAATCCCCTGGTAAAGATGGACACATCACTAGGAAGAATGTCTCTAACGTGTTGAGCAAAGCGCTCAAGCGTGCTGGTATCAATCACAAGCCACACAATCTGCGTGCATGGTTTGCCACTGAACAGCTCGAGGCGGGGGTTTCTATGCCCATTGTGCAAGCAAACATGCGTCACACGGATGCGCAGTCCATCAGGCACTATTACAGGCCGTCAGAGAAGGCTATGCGTGATGCTCTGAATGTTCTTCCTCTGGTACAAGTACCCCAGAAGTCGGGTCGAAAGGCAGCATAGGTTCCATGGATCTAGTCCATGTCTACGATGATTTTCGGCGGCTCTGGTGGCGGTGGTGGCTTGCCCTTGTAGATGTGGTCAATCAGCTCTTTGGTATAAAGCCATAGAGCACGGTTCTCCTGGTCTCGCTTGTGGCTGGCCTCACGGATAACGCGGTTTTCTTCACTAATGATCTCAATCCGAGACTCGATGTGATTGCGCCTAGTAATCCATGCGGTCAGCCATGAGCCAACACCCGTAATGAGTGCTGTGACAATGACTACTGCCCACTCAGCCATCACTTTGGTTTCTTCTTAGTTGAGATGTTGGCAATAGCAAGTGAGCCAAAAGCTGGTTGCAGTGCAATGTTCACGCCACCTGCAAAAATGAGCCACTCTGGGGCCAGTTGCTGAGTTGCTTGGTATCCACCACCAATTCCAACAATGACCAGGCCAATAAATGTCCAGACGGCCCACACAATTTTGCGAGTCAATGGATCTGTGATGATTGAGCCAATGTCGTAGGTTTTTACTGCTGAAAGGACTGCTGTTTGGTGAGTTAGTTCTTCTTCAGTTGGTTCTTGAGTAGTTTCCACAGTTTCCCCCTCTGGAAGTGGTTTGTGTTCAGATGCTTCAGGTTTAGCTTCAGGTTTAGCTTCAGGTTTTGCTTCTTCAACAACTGGCTCTGGTGTAGGTGTTGGAGCCGGAACTGCGATTGCATTGACAACGCCTGAATCAAAGGCAGCCCACACATAACCATCAGTAAAGAGGTTGTTGAAACCTGAGTAGCCACCATGGTTTTGAGCCAGTAACAAGACGCCGTAGCAGAGGTTCTTGTTGATTTCCCCGTCCCAGTAGGTCAGGTCAAAGTAGCCAAGATTTCCACATGCCATCTTGATTGCACGAACAGAGGCATCACTAGCAAGGTCGCCATCAATAGGTCCTGAATATAGGCCACGCTCTGCAAGTCTGCTCTGGACAGTCATTTGGTCATTTGTACCTGGTACCCAGTACGTCCAGTCAGAGCCTTGGCCACGGATGCCCTCACCCTGTGTTCCAACTGCTGGGGCTGGTGGAGATGGGGAAGTTCCACCAGAGCCGATTGGCAAGTCCCGTGGATCTATCCATCCTCTATCGTCAAAACGAGTGTTGTCTCTGAGTTCCCAGTGCAGATGTGGACCTGTGCTGTTTCCGGCACCCCATGTGCCTTTTGCGCCACCAGTAAGGCCAATGATCTGACCAATGGTGACGTAATCCCCATTGTTCACATTGAACTGCGAGATATGCCAATTGCGGATGACAGTTCCATCAGGATTGATAATGTCAATCCCCGCGCCATGACCGTTGTCAGTGTGCAAACGGATTGTTCCATCCATTGTTGCTTTTAGCTCAGTTCCCTGACCTACTGCAAAATCAGTTCCCATATGGATACCAGTGCGAACACCGCTAAATCCACCACACCACTCGCTTACGCAAGAAGTATCAAATGGCCAAATAATCTGAGCCATTAGCTGGGCTGTTCAGGGTAGGGATAACGTGTATCTATTTCAGCAACTTTGGCTTTCCAATCATCAAGAGTGTATGTATCTTCTCGCTGTGCCTGAAAGAAAATAGGGTCGCTTTCTAACTGATATGCACTTCGACGTTTTGCATTTATCTCTAAAACAGCACGTTCAAATGTGCTTTCTTCCCAAGCAATACGTTCAGCTTCTTGCTCAGGAGTAAGGGGGATTTCAATTACAGGAATTTGTGTGTTTTTCATTGTTATACATTCCAACCAAATACTTGAATGTGGCCAGTTATAGTGCCACCAGATGGATAAAGAGTTAAGCCGTCAAAGATTGTTGTGGCGTCATAAGCACCACCAACTACCCAGGTTGAGTTTCCGCCATAATTACCGCGTGAAGTACCAGTTATGTTTTTAACTTTTGAACTAGAAGGATTTGTAATTGTTAGTTCTGCAGCTGAATGTGTACCGTGTGCGCCTATAACTACAAATTTTGTAAATGTTTCATTTGAAGCAAAGTTATTGAATTGAGTGGTGTTTGCATAACCAATCATTCCTGTGTAATAAAGTGCTGAAGTGTTGTCAGTACCTGCTGAGCGAAAACGTATTTGGCCATATACATCTGCCGTTCCATAAAAATCTGTAATGAGAATTTTGTAGTGGTTATACGTAGCTGTGAAGACTCCATTTAGCGAAACACTGTTTACTCCTGTGAATGAAACACGGCCAATGCTATTTACTGCGACTGAGCCGCCGGAATTGTTTACGCTTGTAGGTGCAACTGGTATAAGAGCAGCTAAAGAACCAGATTCTAGTGTTGCAATTCTTGCTCTATCAGCTGTAAAACCTGAGCTTGTAGAAGCTGCAAGTTTGTTTAGTGTTGTTGCAAATGGAGAAATGTTGTCTGATTCTCCGTATTGCCAGATGCCGTTTGCATCGTAACTTCCTACTGCCATGATGTGTCCTAACTTGTGATGAGTTGTCGTGTTTTGATAGTCATTTCGTCACTAGGGAAGTTCCAAGTGACTGACTTGATGTAGTTCTCGAGTGCTGGAAAGCCTGTGATGTAGATCGTGCATTGAGTTGATGGGGTTACTGCATAGTTGGATACAGCAGTAACGTCCTGCTGACTTCCTCGAGCTAGTGCACGATCAAGAATTCGTTGTGCTGCGCCGAGACCGGGGAAAGGCGTATCAAACTCAATGAGCTTGACTTTTGAATAACCATTTTCTGCAGCAGTATCAAATGCGTTGACTGTCTGACCAAGGTCATTTACGTAGGAGTATTTGATGACGACTGCATCGAACCATTCATCACTGTTGCGATCTATGACCTCTGCAGTGCTCTTTATAGTTCCGACGCTGAATAACTCAACTAGACCAGGGAGTGTGTCTGTGTCTGTGACGAGGTGCCAAAGCCGTTTTTCATCGCAGTAGAGTCTGAGACCAGCTTTTTTGACCAGGGGGTTCAGGTAGTCCCATGCTGTTTGACCTGGTTGCCAGATAATTGCTGCAGAATCGACAGTGCTGGTTACTGCGCCGTCAACCAGTGCATCACCTATCTTGCTCAGTACCTCTTTCACGATGGTTCTAAGGTCTTGCGATGCTGGGGCAAAGTTATTTACACCTACGTGTGCAAAGTCGAGCATGAGGGCTTCATCAGAGGCCAGCTCAATGGTGATTGTTGATTCACCAACATCTAGCGTGCGTGAGCGCACTGTGAGATCTAGGCCACGTTCATGGTTGTTGTTGATGCCGTCTGGATAACTTCTGTAGAACTGTTCTGAGATGTCTTCAAAGAGCAATCCATCCCAAGCAGTGCTGGCTGTTTCTAGGGTGCCGCCAGTGAACAGATTTGAAAGCGTGTCTAGCTTGTTGCTTCCTGGCTGGTTATATGGTGCAAAATACCAGGCAGAGAGGTCTGCAAGAGTTTTCCCTGCATATTCTGTGCTGATTGCAGCAAGTGTTTGGCCTGAATAGTTAGTCGTAATGACTGAGAGCTTGTCTGACTCACCATATTCCTGACTTATGAACACTTTGATACGTGCACCAGTGCGTGGATCTATGGAATCAAGAATGTCCATGTCTAGTGGAATCGTGATGGAACCTTGAACATAAGGTGCCCAAGATTCATCCATGGTGATGTCACCACTGATGACACCAAGTCTTTGCGTGCCTACCCAAGCTTCAATGTTGTGCTTGCTGATTGTCATCCGTGTACCTCTTGAAAGTCCACACTGATGTGCCAGCTTGTGAGATCAGCGCTTTCAAGCGCTGCAGTGATGCTTCCAGATGCAACAAAGCGGAAACCATCAAGCCATGTTTCATCATCAGAATCAATAACAAATACACCTTCACGTGCAAAGACATCGCGTGCGGTCTCTGCAGCAGTCTTGGTGAGGTAAAAGAGCTCCAGTGTGCCTGTACGCAGTCCTGCTGGCTTGAGAGTAACGTCTGGGTCACTACGGCCAATGATGTGGTGAATGACGTTGCGAGACTCCTGGGCACTTGTCCATGCTTTGACCAGGTTAGGAGTTGTTGTGTGGATGCCTGTGGCTATTGAAGTTGTCATCCGAAATCAATCGACTTTCCGTATTTGTCGCGCCAGTCAACAGTGACTTTTACAGTGCGGTTCTTAGTGATCTTGGCGATGTCTTCTTCAGCGTTGCCAGCGTCTACCTTGACCTTGGCTGTGGTCTCAACGCTGGTGGGCAGAGTCTTCTTGATAATGTCTGCAGCGCTTCCTGATGAAGTCTTGGCTGCCTCATCCAGCACGCCCTTCATGCGTCGTTGCTGGTCTGGGCTTGCGCTTTCATATCCCTGCATGAACTGAGCTGCAGCATCTGTTCCCATGTCGTTGAGAGCTGAGAGCTGGGCAGGTGTCAGACCAGCATTTGCCACACGTTCCTGGTATTTGCGTAGAGCTTCTTGGCGAGCTTCAATGCTGGCCAGATAAGCTTCTACATCAAGAACACCTGACTCTTTGTCAATGAAGTCACCTACTGCACCAACTGCATCGTCATAAGCACTGTTGAGCTGGTCTACTAGATCAGCTTTGGTGCGGTAAATCTCATAACCAGCTTCTTCAGCCAGCGTTGCAGCATCAGTTGCACCTGCAAGTGCAGCCTGTGATGCTTCCAGCTCTTTAATTGCAGCATTGTATTCAGATGATTTGCTTGAGGCTGCAGATGCTGTGGTGTTCCAAGAGTCCTGAGCAGCAACAATGTCGTCTTGAGCTTTCTTTTGCTCTTTTAGACCTGGGAGAAGTGCATCGATTGCTTCCTGGTTGCCAGCCACGGCCTCAGCCATGATGTCAAAAGGCACACCTGCCTTGTCAGCAGTCTTCTTGAGGTCCTTTAGCTTCTTGTCACCATCTTCTGTGGCAGTAGCGAGCTCGAGGAGCTGTCCTGTGACATATTCGAGGCTGACACCATCAGTGTTGATGAGTTCCTCAGTAAGAGCTGCAACTCTTTCCCTGAGCTTCTCAGCATCTTCCTGTGACTGTTGGAAAGCTTGTGTAGCGAAACCGATACCTGCAGCAAGTGCCAGACCTGCTACTGCACCTGCAGGGCCAAAGCCTGAGAGTGCATTTGCAGCTGTTTCTTGGAACATGTCCACGATGGACTCTGCAGAGCCATCAAAGCTTGCTGCAGTCTCTTTAGCTGTTTGGTTGGCTTCGCTTTTGAAGTCTTCCATACCAGCTTCAGCATCTTTGCTGCCGTCTTTGACTTTCTTCCAGGAGTCAGAGCCTTGCTTGCCTACCTGGTCAATTTTCTTGCGTAGTTCAACGTATTCATCGCCTAGAAGCTCAGTTTTCTTCTGAGCATCCTTCATGGCATCGGTGAGCTGTTCTCCAGAGTCATCACCTTGTTTGCCGAGTTCTTCAATGGCATCTACTGCGCCCTCGAGTGGCTCAATTACGCCGTCTTTAATTCCCTTTTGGAATCCGCGTGTCTCCGAGCCAATGCCAATGCTGATGTCTTTAGCCATGGTTATTTGCTCTCAAACGCTTGATAGACACCGCGCATGACTGTTTGCACCCAGAGTGAGGCCAAGCGAGGAATGACCTCGGCTGCAGCAGGGTAGACAACGTAACCCTTCTTCTTCCTGGCACGTAGCTGGGCAACAGTGTTGCGGTTATTGACGGTAAATCTTTTACCTTTGACCGAGGTAGACGTGTAGGTGCGACCTTGACCAGGCATGAATGGATCTGCACCAAACTCCACTGCGTATGCAGTCTCTTTGGGCAGCAGGCCACCTTTCAGCTTGCGTCCAACGCTGGCTGACTTCAGCATCACATTCTGGTTAGAGATTGCAACACGGGCTGTGTCAGCCAGTACGCGCTGTTCTAGGCGTGTGTGTGCGTTCTCACGAACTGCCTTAGTCCATTCAGGACCTACGACAGCTTTTGTCTGCTGTCTGAGCTGTTTTGCCAGCTCTTTATCAAGGCTGCGCATTGCCAGCAGGACAGCTTGCAACTCTTTCGAGGAGAAGATGCTGATCTGCATGACAAGCCTTTCAAAGTTTGGGGCTGGATGTCCTATTGGTAGGCGTTCGACGACCTCTCACAACCCCTAAGTGAGTAGGACATCCAGCGGAATGGGGGTGGGGTTAGTCGATGGTTACAGTGCCCTCGATGGGGAGAGTGACTGTAGTTACAGCAATAGAGTCAACGGCTCCACCGATGCTTCCTGGCTGAATGAGGACGGTTGCAACAAATGCATCTCCTGCACCGTTCTCGGGGGAGAAGGTCATGGCCTTGGTCTGGCCCTGGTTGTTGAACAGGTACTTAGACAGTGAGTCCACGGTCTTCCAGTCCTGCGCAAAGCTGATGTTGGCAGTCCAGGTGGTCTTGCCAGCGATGACGTTGCTGTTGTCTCCGAGGCCGTGGAAGGTCTGAGCGTTTGGTGCTGGGACCAGCTCGACCGAGCTCACGTGCTTTTCGTAGTTGTCTAGGCCAATGCTCAGAAGTGCGTTCTTGAGGACAATGGGCTCAACGGTGATTGTTGCCATGGGTGTTACTCCTTAGTTTTTGGTAGAGATCAGGTTCAAGGTGATGTCATAGGCGAGGCGGTTCTCATCGATGACCTTGGTTGCGGTTTTCCACTCAATTCCCTCTGTATCGATTGCGTGAATCAATGCGTTTACTTGGTCATCGAGCTTGTCCTCGGCGGCTTGTGTGTTGGCATTTGGTGCCGAGATTGTGACGACAAATCCAATCAGGTGCTTACCCTGTGGAGCCTGTGGCAGTCGTTCGATTGACATGGCCTTGAGCTTGACGATGGTCTTGTTGACATCATCAGTCGTGCCCATGGAGTCTTTGATGTACCAGGTACGTGGAAGAAGTGGTTTGAGGAGAGCTGCGAGCTCTTTACGGGGAACCATTACGCCACCACGGGGATGCCACGTGTTGGGCGTAGTTGTTGCTTAATCATCCAGTCCAGTGGGAATGAACGGATCATGAATGTTTCTTCACCATCGCCACCTGCTGCAGCATCTACACGTGAAGCGTTGAGGATGTTGCGTGCCTGCATGAGCTGGCCACGCACATAGTGGGGTGGAATGAGTGCACCTGTTGCAAGGACGGGTGCAAACTCAATCACCTGATGTTTGGCAACTTCGAGAAGTTCCCACAGCACATGATCTGGTACCGCTTCAGCGTCTGCCCATTGGCTGCGTGCATCATCAAGAGTTGCCCAACCGTTATCGCCTTGTACGACGATGTATTGGTTTTTGAGTCGTTCGCGAACGCCTGTGACAGTGTGGAGCAGGGTTACGCGCAATGTGTATAGGCCGGGCTCTTCGAGTAATGATTCTTCTGGCCATTCGATAATGAGGATGTCGTCGCCAATATTTGCGATGAATCCTGCACTTACGATTTCTAGGCCGTCTGCACCATAGAGCTTGACTTCAACAGCATCAAACTGTGTGAGATCAATGGGTTCAAATCCGCGGACAGGCTCAACCAGGATGTCCTCTGCTGGGGTGTCCCCAACGTAATACGCCATGATTGAGCCTGTCTCTTAGAAGTGATTGCGGATTGATTAGATGGCTGCGTCGCCCACGAGCACGAGAGCTTCTGCGCCCTCTGCCATGAACTGGGTGTAGCCAACTACTGCCTTGTCGATACCGCCACGAGCGATGTCGAGTGCATCAAGGGTGAGTGGTGCAGCGCCTGGGAGCTCGTTTACGTGAGCTGCCTCGCGTGCAACACCAAGAACCTGACCGGCCTCGAGGGTGCCGGACTTGTCCTTGAGTACCAGTACGTTGCCGTCTGCTACACCATCGGTGCGGTTGAGGCTGAAAGTGACGTACTCAGGGATCTGGTCCTTGGGGGTGTAGCGCAGTTCCTTCCAAACGTCTGCTGCAACAACAACAGCGGTTGGCTCTGCGTCTGACTCGTCAACCAGGTCAATTGCCTGGAGAACCTTGCCCAGCGATGCGCTGTAGCCCGAGGGGAAGGTCTCTGCGTCAACCTGTGCACCTGCAGCAGTTGCAAGCTGTGCGAGGGTCCAGTAGTCAGTTACGCGAGAGTAGGAGTTGACCAGCAAGCGAACGTAAGCCTCAATGACGGTACGTCCAGCAGGGATGTCGTAGAACTCGCGTGCGATGTCGTTACCAACACCCCAACGCTGGAATACAGAGGTCACTGCGCTGGTGGTTCCGGTGATGGAAGGCAGGTCTGCCTTGTTGCCAGCCCATGCCTGGACTGCCTCGGAGCCAGTAGCTACGCGGAAACCCTTTTCGTCAATGGCGGTGATGTTGCCGTTACGGATGAGGTTCATGTAGCGACGCTGGTAAGCCTTCTCTGCGAAAACTTCGCCCAACCATGCTGGCTGGATTGCGCTGCCACCTACTGGGAGCTGTCCGCTTCCAGAGGTCTTGATGTCAGAAAGTGCTGCGAGCAGGTTGCCGGTAGCGTCTTCGCCCTTCATCACACGTGCGATGGAGTCGAAAACATCACCTGCGGACATTTCCTTCTTGGTGGATCCAGCAAGAAGCTGGCTGGGTACTGCTGCCGGGGTGGTCATAGTGTTCTCCTGTGTTGGTTGGACGGCTGGCGGTTCAGTGATCGTGGTGGTTGTGGTGACTGTTTTGGTGATGCGCTTGGTGCCATCTCCAAGGTCTTCGACCTCTTCCACCACGGTTTCTTCTGTTGCCATGTCAGCACCAGTTGAAGAGGTTTCAGAGTAGGAAGAAGTGCTCTCGGACTGAGCTGGGAGCTCTTGTCCGTCAACAACAACGGTGTCTGCCGGTGCGTTGGGGTCTACGGGGGTGTCAACTGCTGCAGCGAGAAGTGCTGCACCTGGGAAAGCCCCACGCTCGACAAATGCTGCGCCGGTGAGCAGGCCAGAAATAGCCTTGCCACCACGGATGAGAACATCCTTGACTTCAGCAGACAGCGCCATTGGCTTTCCAATTTCGCGCTTGGCCTGAATCTCGGCCAGCAGTGCGTCACCCTGTGGAGTTTCTGCAATCTGGAAGCGTGCGGTGATTCCTTCTGGAGTCTCTTCTGCAGCAAGGAAGCGTCCGCGAGGGTCCATCTGTGAGTGGCCTTCATTGACGATGAGGTGTGAGATGTCGCTGGGAACCTCAACTACGCCTGGTTCAACTGTGAACTTGCCAAGGTTGGTGGAACCTTCCACGTTGAATGGCAGGAGCATCCCGGCCACTACGCGGTCCTCGTTGGTAGCGATAAGGTCGCCACCGATGATGTGTGCTGTTTCAGTCATTCTTAGTCCTGAGTGTTGGGCCCGGTGGGGGCTGGGTTAGGTGTGAGGTAGTTCGAGAAGTCGAAACGCACGCGCTGGCCACGTGGAACCACGTTGTCGAGGCTCAGTGCTTCCTCGATTGGTGATGCCCAGTAAGAGATCGTGTAGTCAAAGAGCTCGTTACGACGGCCTTCCTGGGTGGAGTACGTCAGGGATGCCGACGCGGTGGAACCATCTAGCAGGGATGCTGGGATGTTCAGGAAGTTTGCAAAGTCCAGGCGTAGAGCGTTACGGCCTGATTCGTAGAGGTCTGTTGATTCAGCAGCGTGCGATTCAATGCGCATCTGTGCTGGCATGAACATCACTGCAGAGTCTGGGTTGCGTCGTGCCTTGGCAACCTGGTTGACATACTCGGTAGCTTCAGCAGTCGTCATGCCGTGGTCTTCAACTTCTTGGAGAACCATGGCAGGGAATGGGTTGCGTACTCGAGCAGTCCAAGCGTTCTCGGTTGAGAAAGCTGCAGTGATGGTGTTTGCTGCCATGCTCAGAAGTCCTGGACCAGGACCTGGGATGTAGATCACCTGGTCTGCTGGAACTACGTTCCCGTGAACTTCGATGAATCCATCAGCGTTGACACTCCAATCGTCATAGGGGATTGGAGTTGCATCGATGGGCTGACCCTCGTTGCCACGCTTGACTGCGAGCAAAGAAGCCTCGTTGAAGATGATGTCGTCCAGAATCATCTTGGTGCGCATCGTGGGGGAGATGCCAGTGTCTGAACGGTAAAGCCATGTTGGTTGAGTGACAAGTTCAACGTCGCCACGGTAGGCACGCAGTGGAACATTGCCGATTATGGCGTGAAGAATTGCGCGACCCTTGGCGACTGCTGGAATCATCATGGCCTGAGCTCGAGTGACTAGTGCGCTGGCACCAAGTCCATAGATTTCTTCTGCAATGAGAGCAGGTAGCAAGTTGCTTGAGTCAGACCAGGGAGATGCAATCTGCATCGCGCCGGTGGTGCGCGAGGGGTCGACCAGTGGAGTGTCGAGAATTCTTAGCGCGTTGAGCAAACCCATAAGAGCTATGTTCCGGATAACTCCGTCGTTCGCTCTTGGCTCGGCGTGTCTCAGTTAGTGAGGCGGTTCCTTCTGAGGTACATCCTCAATGGTGTTTCTGCATCTGATGGATCTACATCATGCACGTTTACCTGGTGTAGTGCACCTGAGTTATAGGCTGCAATTCTGTCCCATGCGAACGCACTCCAGACACCGGGGCAGTCAGTGCATGTGACAATTACGTAGTTTTCTGAGGGGTCAAATTTAATCATCTGCAATCACTGGTCCTCGGTGTGTAGTGGCTTTGGCAAAGTGCTGGTCCCAGTTGCGCAGTGCTCGGGTTGCTGCGTCTAGGCATGTGATGTCATCTGTTGGTTGTCCTACTGTCCAAAGCCAGATGCCCTGGTCTCCGCGTACTTCTCGTTTGGCGGCTCTCATGACTGCATCGTTGAGTCCTACCTGGTCAAAGTGTGTGAGCTGGCCACGCTCGAGGTCACGCATAAGTTGCACGCAACCTGCAGCGTTTTCGCGGTAGGTCTGCACTTTGAATCGTGGGCGAGGTGCAAGCATCATTGCTTCAGTTGCTGTTGCTTTACCTTCTGCGATGTCGTCGTAAGCGATGGAAGAGCCTCGGTACTTGGTTGTGAGTTCTTGAGCTCGCTTAGGAATCCATGAGGTGCCTTGACGGTGTTCGACAACTTCAATGTAAGCCTTGCCCTTGGAGTTGCGCCATGCAGCGACAATGGCTGCGACTGAGCCACCGGGCTTGATTGCCAGACCAAATGCAACACGTGGTGGAATGGCAACCTTGCGGAATTGTGCTGCGTCTTCCCATTGATCTGCTGGGATAGCAACAACGCCGTAAGTCTCTGGCCAGATGGAAAGGTACTCTCTGGCCCATTGTGGTTTTGGTAGTTCGTTGTAGCGTTCACGCATTGTCTCGAGCGTGGTGAGTGTTCCAATACCGGGGTGTGTTCGTGCGATGAGTTCCATTGCTTTGGACTCATTTTCGATGTCTTCCCACGGTGTTTCTTCTGGTGCTGCGTAGTCGATGATGCCGACGTTTGGATCATTGTTCCGGCCACGCTCGAGGTAGTCCCAGAAGATGCCTACGCGAGCCTCGCCTGCTGTTCCAGAAATGATGATGGATGCACCTGGTCGTGTGTCTTGGAGTGGACGGATTGCAGCGAGGAGTGCGTCACCTTCCTCGACTGGGATTTCTTGTGCTTCATCAATCCATGAGACATCTGCAGCCTTGCCTCGGTATGCCTTGGCATCTGGTCGCAAGACAGTGAAGCTCGAGCCATTGTCAAAGTAGATACCCTTGTTGACTTCACCCTTCATGATGCGAAAGCCACGACCACCAGTTAGACCAGGGGATGAGTCCTCGAGGATGTCGTCACCAAAGAGCGCCTCAAAGCGTTGCTGGCTCTTGGTCTTGCCTCGAACCTGGTTACGCAACCAAGGTGGTAGATCTAAGTCATCCGGTGGTGTTGCATCGTTGAGCTGCATAACCCAGTCGAGGAACTGGGCAGACCCAGCGATACCTGACTGGGCAGAGTACGTGACCTTGTAATTCGGGCGACTAGCGCAACGGCCAAGCAACGTGAGGAAGATTGATGTTGTCTTGGAAGCGCGTCGAGGAATCTCAATAACGTAGGCGCTCTTAGGTAATGCAAGGGTGTCTGAGATTGCTAATTGTTGTGGTTTTACTTCTGAGCCTTCACTGAGGAAACCCATTAGATCAGCGCCGGTGAGGAACTCTTGCCTGTTCTGTTCAAAGCTAGCATAACCCGAGCACTGCGCAACTGGGACCAGCACTTTGCCAAAGCCACTACACACCGAGGACCAGTGATTGCAGATGATTAAATTTGACCCCTCAGAAAACTACGTAATTGTCACATGCAC